AAGTTTTAATTTTCATAAAATATTGAAAGTTTAGAAATTAGATTCCGAATGCCTTTAAAATTCTTTGTCGGTTGGCCTGCCTGGTCAGTTCGATTTCTGCTTTTGACGGTAGCAAGATATTGCCCCGCTTCTTTGCCGCCCCGGCGATAATGTCCCGGCTGCGCTGGTCGGTGCCTTCGATCACGACGGTAGCGGAAAAAACCGTGCTGCTTTCAACGCGTGGGCGGACGGCTGCAAACATTCTGCCCGTCCTGGTGAAGTCCACATAACCGACCTGATACCCTGCTTTTTGCCGGTCTTTGGCGTAAGCAGGGACATACGGCGCAAAGGGTTGTTCGTTGCTGTTTTGCCCTTTGGTTTGTATTCTCAATTTAGTTAATGCAAGTTGGTCGAACGAAATCCGCAGCGCCTCGTTTTCACGGTCGTTAATCAGGTTTTGTTTAATCTGACGAATCCTATTTAGTAGCGCCTCGAATGCCATTTCTTAATCAAGTATAAAATTTTCCTGACAACCTTGAAACGCTTCGGCCTCCACATCGAAATAAAAACGTCCGACATTCAGCGCCGTTCCCTGCCTGTTAGGCGTTTCAAAGGTAAGGTTTTGTATCGGTATTTCTACTTGCACGAGCGCGTCAACGAGTTTTGCATCTTCCAAAACAATCGTATCCAGGTCGCCAGATTTGGTCAGCCACCCTAATACAAAATCTGGAATATCCGCCACCTCAAACCCGCGCCGCTCAACAGTGCGCGTAAAGCGCCGTATTTCTTCGCCGTCACCATTCACCGCTATTTCTGTTTCGCGTTCAACTTCCGGCACATCCCAAATCGGCATTGGCAAGTACATATACTGCTCATATCCGGTTTGGTAAAGCACATTGGCCTTGTCGGTCGTGTTGCTGAAATTCAACCTCCATACCGGCCCGGTTGACAGGATTCCGGCCTCGTTCGTGCTTGTTGTTGGTGTTCCCAGTGTCAGCGTTGCGCAACCGTCGGCACTATCCCATGTCGCTACATATGATTTGGTAATAATCAGCCCGCAAGGTGTTGTCACCTGAATGCGATAAAATTCTTCTTCATTCGCCAGCGTATCAACTACCGTAACACTGCTATTTGTTGCAATTGTATCATAAGACAGCCCTACTTTTCGCTGAATGACGTATGTGCTACCGCTTGCCGCCGCTATCGCCGCTTCCAAAACGAATTGAATAACCGGGTCTTCAACTGCGCAAGAATCGGTTTGAATTTGCAAATCAACCGCTTCAAAACCGCAAAAGTCCCTGCAATCCAGAACCTCCGAATAAAACTGCCCGCCTTCATCGCCTAAATTTATGTAAACATACCAATAACCGCAATCCGGTATTACATCCAAATCGGTATCCGCTTTCCATGTTACCCACCACCGCGTAAGGTCTGTTTGAACATCAAGAAGGGTAGTGTGATCCAGGATAACGGCGTCGGTGTCATCTTCCGGATTAAACAGCACAAATGCCGACGGCGTTGGCGCTGTCCCTGTGCCGGACAACTGGAAAGGCAAAAGCCGCGTTCGAGGACACGGCAAGCCATACGGAACCAAGTCCGTACCGAATTGCCGGTGCCGCTGGAAACGCAGGTCGTTTGCGCTGTATCCAATCGCGTAGAACGGCAGGATGTTGCCCGGATTTGATGGTATCATTTTTTACCTTTTTTGGCCTTTTTGGGTTTGGGCATTTTAGTTGCCATTTTGTGGCTCTCGCCTTTTTCCTCTTTGCCTCTGGGATGTTTTGGCTCTTTCATGTTTTTCATTCGTGCAAAATATTTAAGGTTAAGATTCCTGTTTGCGTGTCTTGTTCAGCGCTTTTTATTTGCCCCAGGCCCAAAGCCGTTTCAACCGTTTCCGTCGGCTCAAACGCATCGCAGCAAAACGGGATTTTAATTGCTGCCTGTGCCTTGCGCTTTTTCAGGGTTTGTACAACGAACGTACCGCCTGCCGTACTGGTTGCTGTCATCGAGTACCGGCCAAATACCCACAAATTATTTATCAATTGCCTCCATTGCATCGCGCCATTTGCTATGCCGTCAATGTTGTCAATCAAGTAGTCATCGCCACTAATCGGGTAAGCACACACGAAAACAAAACCAACCAACCCAGCGGCCGTATTTTCATAAAGCCCACCAAAATCGGCATTCATTTGGGTAAGTTGATGGTCGATTTCTGAACCATTTGGGCAGCCGTAGTCAATTCTTCGAGGCGTAAAAGTCTCGTTAAAAGATTCCTGATACGCGAAACGCTCGAATGGCGGAATTTCGCCGTCTGTTTCAAATCGGTTAAGGCCGCGAATGTATTTGCCGCCCGCCAATGTGGTGAGGTCAATCCCTGCGCTTCCTGTAAAATATGTTTCGTGCTCGATGCGCAAAACATTATCACCGCCATCCCGAACAATCGCCCATCGAACATTTAGCGCGTCCTTTAGCGCTGTCAAAACGTCATTCAGCGAAAGCAGCAACCGCGTAGCGTCGTTTGTGGCCCCTGCATTTACCACATCCGACTTTTGGAAGATTAGAACGCTTTGCATCACGGCTTCAACATCCTTCGCGTAATCGTATGCGTCGTTTGTCGGGTTGGTGTTGTCCGGGTTGATATTCAGAAAGTCGCTTTTTACGCTGTCAATGTCGCACCCAGTGGCCTCAACGGCGTCCTCAATCATTTCCTGAATAAGCCGCCCGTTGCTCACCTCGAAAGTACCGTCTAAAAATTCCGCCGTGTAACTGCCTGTCAGAGCGGTTATTTCCTGCACCGACGAAACGACGGTAATAGGCCGCGCCCAATCGTTGCCGCCCTGGTTAACCCATCCGTATCCAGGGGGAGCGCCCACCTGCGTAACAACTTCCCGTTTCCAGGTCGTATCAATACTCACATCATCAACGCCCACCGAACCGGATCCGGTGTAAACCTGCGAATGCGCAACGGGTGTCCACCCGGTTGTTGGGTCTGCGTCCGGGTCGAACTGCACATCGTGCGGCCCCGCCCCGCTCCAGCAATCCCGAAGGAAAAGCAATTGCCCGGAACTTGCCGGGATAATTACCGGCCCGTCATAACTGCAAATGTCGGTTTCGATAGTGCCGTAAATCCCTTTAAGGGTTTTAGCCGTGCCGTAAAGCAACCAATTCGTTTGCTTTCCAAAGTTGTTTTTGGCACACTCATACACGTCATTTGGCACGACCTTAAACGAAACTTCGCACTTGTCGAGGTCATATTTCCCCTCTGTGGGCAATACAACACCCTCGAAAAAAGTTGCCCATTCGCCAGTACAAAGTTGCTCAATCAACATCGTAACGCTGCATTCGGTAGCCGCGTCCAAAATGGCTTTGAAGTAGATATAGTCAGCACCTCTAAACAGCAATTCCGTACTCAACGAAACGCGATAACTCACGCCGTCATCCTGCAATTCCCAACGCTTTTTAAGCCCCGTGTTGACAGGTGAAACGGTCGTGTCGCCCGATCCGTCGTTCGCTGTGAAGCGGAATTTGTCGAGTAGGTTAAACAAATCTTATTTAGTTTTTAATGCATCTACGGCATTCATCAATTCAACGTATTTGGATTGTCGCCTTTTGACTTCTTCACCCATTTTAAGGCTAACAATCCTTAATACCTCAACTTGCCCGGCTATGGGAAATTTTAGAATTTCTGACATAATGCTGTCAGCCGCAGCCTCCCATACTTCGCCGTTATCTGTGATAATTTGACTTGTTGTATTGCTCATTTTTGACTTTCTTTTAATTCATCGTAATCCTTCAAATATTCGTTCATCATGGCTTCGATTCGTGGCAGCGTTTTTCGCCCGGCGATTTTTAGCGCGTCCCGAAACGTAACCGCCTCCATCAAATTTGCAAAGCCTGAATTTGCGCAAATATGCTCTTCCAAAAGAGATACAAGGCTTTTGAATACCTGGTTTTCGTGGTCGCTCATGGTTGCTTTTCTTTTTTCTCTATCCATTCTTTCGCCGCAATCAGGCTTGTAGTTTGAAAAAGTGTTTCCCCTGTAATGTTTTTAACCGCATAAAAATAATGGCTTGATGAGCCTGCAACCGAAAACACATCAACAACGATTTCATATTTAGGAACAGGATGAATTTTTAATTCACTCAAAAACTCCTGTACCTCTTTTGCGGTTAATTGCGCGCAATTGCTCATTTATTTTTAGTTTTTATTTCAGGCCGCAAATGTTGCGCGATTTCATCCGTAATCCATGACAGCGTATGCCGGCAATTGTAGCCGCCGCAATCAACAAAAGGGTCATATCCAACTTTAGGCTTTCCCTGAAATTGCAGGTTTTTCCAACTTGAAATTTCAGGACGGCTAAAAACTTTATTCACGCGGGCAATGCAAAACGGTCGGCTGTCATTTTCCAATGTCCCGCTATAAATCGCGTACTCCAAACCCAAACGATCTGCATAAATCAGGTTTGCCGTCCGATCAATCCTTTGGTACAGGTCAAACGAATTTGTCCGCCAATGCCGCTCCAACATCCCTTGCCCCGGAATACCGACAAACACCTGCCGGAACGTTTTTTGAAACTGCGCCAACGGCATTTTTTGCGTAATCGCCTGATTGACCAACCCCGCCACCCGTTGCCCGATGTTCGGATTTTTAAACAGGCTTTCAAAGTATCCGCCCGGTATCAGTTCCTTTGTGGCGACGTTGTACCCCCACCTTTGCAGGGTCAGCCGCCGCGCTGCTTCATCTATGCTTTCCACCTTCCCGGCAGGCTCAAACGTGCTGAAATATTCGGCGTTTAGCCCGAACAATCTACCGGCCCAATCCAACACGCTGCCCAACATGGTTTTTTGGTACTCCCGTTGGAATCGGGTCAGGATGCGTACCAATGTCGAAACCTTACCCAAATTGCCCACCGTGTATTTTATCCTTCCTTCTTCCGTTTCAATGCTGCCAATCAGCCAATCAGTAACCGCCGCGTAAGCCGTTGCTTGCAATGCCCGGACAACCTTTGCCGATGCGCTTGCAGCCTTTTCGGCCTCTTTGATTCGGCGCTTTTCAAGTTCGGAATAGGTAGGCATTCAATACACTTTTAGTTTGAAAAACTTGTTTATTGTCTGCTTTACCAAATCGGCAAGAACATACAACATTCTTTCTTCTTCTTCCCCTATTGACTGCCCGTATTCAGCGTTAACATTCCCGTTTATTAGACGGTCGTACCAAATTGCCGCGTGCCCCATTTCATGGGCGACAGTTCCCGCCCCTAACTGCTCTTTGGCAAAAATTATAGTGCCTATTTCGCTTTCCATATTATCACCTTTCCACGATTCATACGGTATTGTCATAGCGCCAAATTTCTCCCCATTATACCCGCCACCGTAAAATTTTTTGTCGTATTCCGCCCACCATGCCCGCATTTGTTCTTTTGTATCAAAAAGAATGACCCTAAAAAAGAACCTGTTGCCAGATGGTTTTATCTTAAATTTTATCATTAAACCGCATTGAAATTAGGCTCCACAAAATCCGGTTGCCCGGCAAGTTGTATTTTCTCGCGGTATTGGCCGACCTTTGCGTCAATCAAATCCTTTTGCGCGTCGTATGTCAGCAGGTGGAAATTAGGTGTTGAAACCTCAATCTCACGTCTGATTTCTTTCCAGTATGCCCACAAAATGTAATTGCTGTCCAGCGGCGAAAGCATGGCAAGTATTTGCGCCAACTGTTCAGGGGATTTGTCATCGAACGGTAGCCAATTATACCAAGCCTGAATGCGTTGGTGCGTTTCCGGCTCTCCCTCGAATTGCTTTTGCAGGATGCGGTGCCGCTGATAAACCTTTGCCTCGTAAATATCGACTTCCTGAATTGCGGCCATGTTGGCAATTTCCTGATTCAATGTCAGTAGGTCGATTTTCTCCGGGTAACTGTGGTTTGCCTTTATTTCGCCTATCTCCCGGCATGATGCCAATACCCGAAAGAATAATTCCCATCCCTTTGAAACAACGGCCCCGGCTGAACGCAGTATGTCCGCTTTTGCGTCGGTGCGTTCGGTGATTTCGGTAGCCGTTTTTGTGGCCGTGCCGGTCGGGCGTTCGTACATCCCATCACCCAAAAACGAGTTATTGAACCGGGTGCGGTGTTTGTCCAGTTGCTTGTCAAACCATTCCAAAAGGGTCGTATCAATCGGCTCCTCAAAAGCAAGTTTGGACAGTTCCAGCATTTGCGAAGGCTCTATGCCGTCTGGCATGACCATGCGCAAAACTTCCTGCTCTGTGGTGAAATTGGCGCGAAGGCCCGAACCGCCGCAAGACGGGCAACGGGTTTTGCCGTGTTCGCCTGCATAAATCCAGCCCTTTTCGCATCGTTCGTGCTGTTCTGTTTCGTATTCGCAAGCAGGGGAAAATTCAGACCGACGGCGGAAAGCCTGCATAACGGTTGCAACGTCCTGCATTTGTTTGTCCCTGATAACGTCCTGCAAAACAGGCATACCCGGCCAAAACCACGAAACGGAAGTCTGTTGGTCGGTCAGTTCGTCGGGATACGCGCCAACCGGGAAAGCCGGGACTTCGCCCGCGCCGTGCTGGATAACCGAAATGTAAAACGCCTTGCGCTTTTTCTCGCCAAAAATCGGCACATGGCTTTTGTATTCGCCTTCTTCCATTTCGTGCCTTGCATCCTCAAAGACGGGGTAAACCTCGACTTCAAACAGGGTTTCGTTATCCTGCATTGCTGTCTGCTCACCAACCTCCCGCGCCTTTATCACTTGTTCGCGGTCATATAGGTAGTAAGTCTCTAACCGCACATCACGCCGCGCCCCGGCCTCAATCCGGTATTCCATGCGGAAGTCCCGAAACAGCGCCCAAAGTGGTACGCCTTCGCTGTCGAGCGCATAATTCAAAACGTCTATGGAACGGAAAACGACAGGGCGAAGGGTAGTTTTTACGATTTCGCCGGATTGGTTGCGCTTGTCGTTACGGTCGTACAAAATCCATGCGTTAGGGTCGTTTTTCAGCAGGAAACGCACTTTTGTAACGAGCCATGTTTCCAAATCGGTGCCGGGCTGGAAATTCCAGGCAGCATCTAAAAGCCCCTGCTTGTCTGTATCGCTGGACACTTGCAGGTCTTTGCGCACACCGTCAACGCGGGTTAGACGGTCGAGTATGTCGGCCTCTGAAATAAACACCTGTGTAATGGGATTGTAAAGGCGCAACCGCTGTTTTTTCAGGTCTTGCGCCTCAAAACGGCGATATTTCAATACCTCTTTTTCCTGCCCCTTACCCGTTGTCATCATGTGACAATCTGCCCCAACTTCAACCGTCCTTTCATAAAACGGGTGTCGAAGTTGAAACGAAATATTTTGCGTAAGCAGGTCTAAAAGTTGCGTCTCGTCCATTGAGCGAGTTTTCGCTGCAAGGTAGCAAAAACCGTGCAAGGATGCAAAATTTTATTCGTCACGGAAAAATATATACGCCAAAATGCAGCAAAGCGAAAATGCCAAAATTGATAATAACATGGTCAGGCAAATGATACTCCTTTTTTGGTCATAACCGTATCGCTGACCCAATACCGCGCCGCATCAATGGCATGGTTGAAAGCGTCCATCGGTTCGCCTGTCGGTTTTTCGGTGTGGCGGTCTATGGCCCATTGGTAATTGTCCATTTCTGTTTTCAGGTTCTTTGACCTTGCAGTGATGCAAATTTTGAAATTGTGCATTACGTTCAATCCGGCTTTCACACTGCCCGGCCCCTTTGTTGCTCCTTCGATGTTGTACCAACCTTTTTGCTTCATTTCTGATATTGCTTCCGGGTTCCGATCGGCCATGATCTTTACCGCCCGCGATACCCCGACCTCCCGCATTATCTTGTCCCGCGTTGCGCTGGTTGAATTTTGCAGGTAAAAAACCTCATCCAGATACAAAACCCCGTCTTTTATCCCGCATCGAATGAGCGCACACGGGTCAGGGTAAAAGCCCCAGTCAAGCCCGTAACCCCATTTGCGGCAATCGGGAGGGAAGTCCTGCACAATCTCGTATTCAGGGAAAACCAAACCCTGTTTCAGGCTGCCCCATTCGCCAAGCGCATAAACTTTGTACTCCTCCGGGTCAAACCTTTTGAGCGTCTCAAATTGTAAATGCGTTTCTGGTGGAGAAAAGTAGTTGTCAATATAGGTTGTTCGCAGTGTAAACGCTTCGTATTCCTGCGAGCGAAAGAAATAATCGTAAATCCATGATTCGCGGGAAATTGGGTTGAAGGTAAAATGTATGTGATTCGGGGCAAGGTTGGAGCGCAAACGGCGGTTCAATTCCCGGAAGTCCGCACTGCTTACATTGCCTTTCTTGTCCATCGGCTCCTCCACCCAAATATCGGTAATGTCCGGGATTGACTTTAGTTTGTCCACCTCATCAAGCCCGCCGCTCATCAACTTATTCCCGTTCACCGTACAAACGATGTCCATTTCGCTTTCCATCACCTTGAAATAAGGCTGCAAGGAATAACGGGCAATCAGGTCTTTGAAAAGTTGAAATTGGCTGTCTCTGATTTGCGTCGCGTACTTGCGGGAGAACAAAACCCGGCAATAATTTGCCGTCAGGCATTTTAAAAGTAACTGCGTAGCCTTCGCGTCGCTTTTCCCGCTGCCTGAACCGCCATACCAAATTTGGATGCGTTCAGGCCGGTTGAAGTGCGGCAGGTAAACGTCGTTAACAATTACGGGAATACGGCCCTGCTGCTGCAGGTATGCAAGCACATTACTTTTGTGCCTTTCGCTCGCCGGGTACGGCGTGAATATCAGTTGTTGATTCCCCATTAAGGATTTTTTCAATGGCCGCGATTTGATCGGGGTTGACGGGTATCATTTGCGGCGCATCTGTTTTTAGGTCGATAATGTTCCGCTCCGCAAACATATCAGGGAAAATGCCTTTTAGCGCAAAAATGACCGTTGTCGCGTTGGGCTGTGTTTTGCCGCGTTTAACCGTTTGCGCCGTGTATCCGGTAGGCAAACCCTTGTCCGACAAATCCCTTATTTCTACATCTTCCGTTTCCTCGCCTTCCAAAAGCCTTTGCAGGCTGGTTTTTGCAAGCGGCTTGATAATGTTCTGCCAGTAATGCGCGTCTTGCCGTTCCTTCGCTTTTTTATAGCGTTCGCCAAACTCGCTAACCTGAACTACCCAAAGGCTAAATGACTGCCTTGAAATGCCCGCTGCCTCGCAGCAACTTTCCAGCGTTGCGTTTTGACTTTCGTACAATTCGCAAACCCTCTCCACAAATTCCCGCTTTTGTTCAAACGAGTATTGCGGTTTTGATGTCTCTTTTGCTACTGGCATTAAAATATTCTTTTAGACCCGTTACCGGATACGATTTTCAAAGTAGGCGTTTGGTTAGGTTTGCACATTTCAGCCGCTTGGCGCATCAGCGATGCAACCCGCTTTTTAGATTCCGATCCATCGTACACCCTGCAAAATGATTCGGTAAACAAACCGGCACTACCCGTGTCCCAGGACACCTCACCTTCACTGCAAGCG